ATTGCTCTTGCCTTTGAGCTTTAAAATACTTTTCTGTATTCCGTTCGCCCCGTTTGTCCGGTACTCTTCCCCATCCGCTTCCAAATCATCACGCAAAGCCTGTATACCTTTCAGGGTTCTTTTCAGAATATAGGACTCAATCAGTTCATATCTGGTCGGCAGCCGCACTGCATCCCCGACCTCAAGACACGGATTTCCTTTGCAGTCCGCTGTAAACGGGCGGTAAACAATCCCTCTGATCTTGGAAAGGATATTTTTTGCAATGCCTTTCAGTTCTTTTGTGCCTTTGCCATATACAAGAAAATTATCCTCGATCACATAAGCATTGTCTCCCGTACCCACGATCACGCCGATATCATTCTTCTGCTCCCGGATCTGTAACTTATTGATCGTTTTAACAAGAAAATCTTCATATTCAGCCGTTATATATAAATCTTTCCCGATCCGGTTGCTTTTCGGATCTCTTGGGAACAAATCATCTGCCGGATAAAGATCGTTTCTCGGATAAAGTCCCTGTATATTCTGCTCCAGATATATATAATGAAACTTCCCGTCGCGCCCCATGTGCCCCATGCAGCCATTGATCTCACAAATGCAGGACAACACTTCTTTGCCGCTCATAGATTCGCCTATGGTGCTCGATTCCTCTGTATCAGAACTTGTCTCACTGGATGGCGTGACCGCAACTGTTTTTTCAATAGACATGTTGTCATTGATAAGATCAATGTCAGCCTGCTCAATCCCGAAGTGCTTAAAAAAGCTGTCCCGGAATTGCTTCATTGTGACCGGATCATAAACTGTAACAGTCGTAGTTTTTCCATCTTTATCTTTCTGCTGCTCTTTATGGGATGGAAAGACAGTGTTATACCATGCTGCCACATCTGCATTTAAAATGTCATAAAGGGCATCATATGCCACTACATCTCGGTATTTTCTGTCAGCAGTCGGTGTATCGGAATAACCTTTGAATCTTCCTATCAAAAAGGGTTGATCTGTGTGCCCGCCAATTATCATCTTGACGGTCATCCATCTCCCTTTCATTGGAAGAAAAATATTTGATACCTTAAATTTTACAGATCCGGCTTCGACAGCACCAAAAGTCAATTCAGACTGTGAACACAGGCTTTCTGTTAATTCAAACTCTTCCTCATGAAATTCCGTATTTGTGATATGGATTTTCTCATCATCGGAAATAATCTCAAGCTGGACATCAACGCTATTCTGTTTAAATAAATCAGCATATTTAAAATCAATCATCCAATTACACCTCCATATCCGATAAATGCCAGCCGGAATGATCCATACTGGACCGTCCATTCATCTGCATAATCTATCTGATACTCCACGTCGGGCATATAGCAGTCCATCGTTACATAATTGCCGATTTCCGGCATCCATGCGGTAACAAGCGATTTCTTTTCGATTGCATGGGAATATTGGGATCTGATGTTATCCATCAGTGCACGCAATGCTTTCTCATCTATATCTCCCGGCGTTTCCCATTCTGTTTTAATCGAGACGTTGCTCAATGCCTCCCGGTGCAGTATCCCGTTCGCATCCCGGTAAGAATCAAGATCCTGCCCCTTGATACCGCATTTATACTTCTTTGCCTCTATATACCGGAAAGGAACTGTGTAATTGCCTACTTTTATTAAAAAACCGCTGTATGCCATTTATACGCTCCTCTCCTAAAAGTCAAATGCCGGACTTCCGGTTCTCCGGTAATAGTCGTTTGCCTCTTCCTTTACAATTTTGAAAATCTTTCCTTCGTCCGCTACGATCCGCACCGTCTGCACGCCTTTCATCTCACTTGCGATCATTTCTGCAAGCGGTTTCATGTAAGACAGGTTATTTTCGAGTGGAAGTACTGCTTCGCGTCCGGCTTCTCCGATGTTTGCGAGAGTGCTGCCGGTTGTGATACCGCCGTTGGCAAGACGTGGGAGATTTACATTTGGAATTGTCGGGATGCTAGGATGCCATGAGCCTCCTCCTAAGAAATCCGGAACATCAAAACCGATACTATTAAATCCGTTCGTTAATGTGTTAATTCCATCAATGATTTTATTTACCATTGTTTCTATAATTTTTATAATTCCATTTGCTCCATCTTTAACGAAATCTCTTGCAGCATTCCATGCCCCCTTCCAATCTCCATTAATAAGTGCTGTGACAATTTTTATAAGATTTTCTGCATTTTTCAGCACGAAACTAATGCAATCTAAAATGATATCAACTGCTGCTGAAACAAATCCACTTACTTTTTTTGCAATGTCAGATACTTTCGGTGCAAGAGTATTCATTAGCCATATGATGAGAGGCTTTAACACTACTTCCCATAAAGTTTTTATCAAATCTATGACCGCCCCTAATAATCCCATCAAATTGTCTATAACAGGTTTTAGATGCTGTTCATACGTTTCAGTTACTAATTTCGCAATATAATTCAGTACTGGTTGAATATATTCATCCCATAACTTCAACGCTTCTGCCATTATCTCTGATAATCCGTCTCTTACGGAATCGAAAAAAGGTTTTAAATGCTCATCATATAAAGCTGTAAGTCCATCTGTTATTTGTCTTACAATATCACTCAGAACACCTGTTATCTGCTGGATAAATCCAAGTAGATTATTCAAAGTGTTCTTAATACTCTCGCTATTATCTGAAATTGGCGTTACGAGAATATCTAACATGTCTCGGACAAACTTTAAAGCAGTTTCCGTAATAAAAGAAAATGCATCAGCAAATATCTGTATTAGATCCGCCGTAATTTGCTGTCCATTTTCATCTCCAAATACAGAAAAAATATCTGCAATTGTTTCAAATGCTTCAGCTATGAGTGTTGTAATGTCGGATGATATGTTAAAACAATTAATCAAAAACTGTTTTATTCTTCCAGAGTTTTCTTCAAGATAGCTATTTAATCCCCCTAAAAAGTTTTCTGCAATAGTTGTTCCAATACTGATTACAGACGCACTAATACTGCCAAGAGACGTTACAACGGTCTGTGCAAAATTATCTGCTGCGCTCAATACACTTTTGTCAGCAAAAATATCAACAAGCGATTTTCTTATACCCTCTAAACTTTTTTTAATGTTTTCAACCTGTGAGTCAACATCTAAATTATTCCAAGAAGTTTGAAACCCATTAATAAAATCATCTTTTAACTTTTTAAGATAGTCGAAAAACTTCTTATACTTACCTTCAAGCTGATCTATAACACTCTCCTGAGTTGACGTATCAAATGGTTTTATTTCCGTTCCACCGGTGCCACCAGATCCACCAGACCCACTGCCAGACGTCTGATTTTTCGATATAACATTCAATTCATCAAAGGAAGCAAGCGCGCCTTTTGCCTTCTTTGCAGCGTTCGATACAGAGTTTGCATAGTCATCCATAGAATCTGCTGCATCAGAATATCCATCAGCAACATCTTCCGCAGCCGACGCCGTTGTACTCATCTGCTGCATTTGAATGCCAAATATTTTTGACATAATCGCACTGATTGTATTTGCAACATTAATAAGGGCAGCAACAATTTTATTTAAAAATTGGACAACCGGTGTTAATACTGTAATCAGTCCATTTCCAATGATACCCATGAATTCTTTCCACTGTTCAGACAAAATTCTTGTCTGATTCGCCCAGGAATCCTGCGTATCTATAAAATCATCACCTATATAGGATAACTGGCTCATAACATACTGATAACGAAGCATTACTTTCTCTGACTGTGACATTGCAGAATACGATTTTGTTATTCCCTGTTCAAGTGCAAACTGTTTCAAGTTTACCTCGGTCATGACAACGCCATACTGCTTGAGAGTTTCTGTTTCCCCTGTATATATGGATTTCAAGGCAATACTTGCCAGATCCTGTGATACATTGAAAAAGGATGCCATATTAGCAGTCAACTTTGTGAGTTCCAGAGCCATATTCTTAGCATCCTCGGAACTCGTAAGCATTGACTTTCCCATACTCATAAAAGTTGATCCAGTCTGATATGCCATTAATCTGCTCATTCCAAGGTTCTTGATAGCAGATTCTGCCAATGCATCCATTTCACTGCGCATATTACCAAATGCTTTATTCACAACGTTGTCAACTTCTGTTAAGTCAGATGCAAGTTCAATCGCTTCTTTTCCGAATCTTATAAATGCAGTAGCTGATATAGCAAGTCCTAATGTTTTTGCAATTCTTCCAATACTAGACACAATAGAGTTTATTCCTGTGTTGAATTCATTTGTGTTAATTCTTGTATTGATTCTGATTTCTCCATCATACCCACCAGCCATATGCAATCCTCACTCCCTAAACTAATCCCAGTTCCTTTTCTGCTTTCTTCTTTGCTCTGATTTCTGCCATCATCTGATCGTATTCGTCAATCTTTGCTTTTTCATCCTCGGTATACTCTTTCTTTTCTTCCGGCTGTTCTAAGGCATACATTTCCTGCGCTTCCTTAATCGCCTGTCTCTCTTCTTTTCCCATCTTGGATGTGATTTTCTTCCTGCGGATCTCTATAACCTGTTGGAATGATGACTGCTTATAAGGCATGTTCCAGAGCAGACCATTGAACATCCACCAGTGCATTTCATCTAGTGAAAGATCAATCCCGTATATCTGCCGGAAGTCTGCATAAATACGCCACTGGTCAATGTCGTAATCTACCAGTCTGCGGTTATCTTTTGATGATCCCGGTTTGTCATGGAACCAGCCATTTAGAAACCACTCCACACACTGGCGAAGATCATCCCCGTCCGGGTGCTCCCGTTCGTCGAACAGCAGATAGATCAGTGCATCACTCTTCTCATACTCATTCAGTTCTTTGTCATACTGCACAAGGAATACCTGTATGCCGATACGAAATGATGTATTAACCTTGTACCCGTTCCATTCCTCAGGCAGCGGATCGAGCATGACGTTAATCATGCCCGCGCTCCTTTTCTGCCGGAGTTATAGCGTTTTCTGGTCATCTCGTAACGCTTGCCGAAGAGCTTATTCATGACCGGGATGATCTTCTCGACAAATTCCACCAGTGCCGTCTCATCCGGCGCGAAATCTCCATACACGTTTTTTACTGTGTCTTCCCCGAACAGACCGTCGATCTCTGCTGCGATCTGTTTCAGGTACTTCACCCGGATTCTGTTTGCCTGTAAAACCGACTCAACATCAACGTTGTCAGAATCTACCTCATCCTGTGCATGTTCTTTCTTCCATGCTGCCGCCTCTTTCTCACAGTTCTCGGAGATTCTTTCCAGTTTGTTGATGACCTGTCCGAATCGCTCGGCTGTGTCGGCATCTGCGACATTGATGCTCAACACGGTAATGACATCCCCGTCCTCATTTTTAATTGCAATTTTTCTGACACCACTGTCTAATACTAATTCTTCCATAAATTACCATCCTTTCAGAAATCGGGCAGGACTGAAAGGAACCCACCCGATTATGCTAATTTTTGATTAACACCGTTTATTATTTTCCTGATGTACCGGACACTTTCGCCGCCCATGTAAATGTGCCATCACCGGCGATCGTGATCGTTCCAAGTTCTACCGCACCATTTCCGTTGATCTGAATCGAAGATGTCAGCGTATCGCCGCCGGATCCGCCTGTGCTTGACGGGCATACCGTAACTGGGACTCGGATGCAATCGCCTGTATTTTTTGTAATGTCTGTTTTGTAATATCTGTAATAATATGTCTCACACTGCTTTCCAGTCGGGAACATTTTGAACATCGTGTCGATTGCAGTCTGCATATCATCAGACATATAATCACGCTCCGGCGTTGTCGAAAACTCATATCCCTTTACCGTGTTATTTGCGTTTTTCATGTTGACGTACTGGGTTGACTCTGTATTCGGTCCCCAGTCCTCTGTGATCTCTTTGTAGCCATCGCCCATCTCTACGATCTTGGCTGTGCTGCCGATGAGAGTACCAATATCAAGTAATGACACCATGTTGGTACGATCTTCGGCGAAAAACTGTAAATTCGTTTTCATGTATCTTCCTCCTGTTATTTTTTATAAAAATACTTCAGCTGTATATTAATGGCATACACAACCGTTTTTTCATCCTGCTCGCCACCATATACCGGGGATGTCCTCGTAATTGACTGTAATGCCAGATGTGGATCTTTAAACTCAATTCCGCTCTCTTCCATCCATGCCGCAAGGTTATTCAACATCTCCTGTGCTTCAATGCTCGCCCTGTTGGTAGTCGGTGAGCACTTATAAAGTATCTGAAAAGGCATCTGTGCCACATAGCTGCCACTGACATACTTTTTCAGATATACCGCCCCCTGTATGGGGAATAATCCAATGGATCTATCCGCCTTGATGGAGTTCCATCTTATCGTCGTATTGTCAGCCTTAAACAGCTTTGGATAGTCCGGGTATGCCAGAGCAAGTGCAAGAATGCCTTTCTGTGCGTTCTCTGCATCCCGGATGGTAAGTTTTTCTGGTTCTGCCATTTATACGCCTCCTACTTCAAAATGAGATAAAATATCCTCGTATTTATCAATCGTTGTTACTTTGTAGCAATCGTCACAGTGATCGAACAGCCATTGATAGGCGTCATTTTTCGGCAGTATTGTACCCGTATGATCCCCCTTGATAAAGAAATCCTGTGCCGGATTAAATGTCAAAAAGTACTGCTTGCATTTGTCCGGCATGTTTTCCCACTCTTTCGGGGGAAGGTATGGTTTGGCAATATTGCCAAAATCAACATACAGTTTCACTGCATCCGCGCTGTCCATGCCGCTCTTGGAGACATTTGCTCCCTTGGTTTCCACAAGGTCTACACCCTCGAGCAGGGTCGGATAATATGTTTCCTCTTCGGTTTCCGCGTTGAATGAGCGATTGAATAGTGTGACAGTCTTGTTATCAAAGAATCCCATTACAAGCCACGCTCCTTACCGCATTTAACGCACTTCCAAATATGTTTGCGCTGGTAATGATTTCCACCAATATGCACATCAACATATCCATACGGCATCATCTTGTGTTTGCAGAATAATCTTTTCAAAAGCATCATCGCACCCCCGCATACAATAATCCGGTGCCGGACAGGTATTCACATACCGTGTCATAACACAACCGGCTCTGCGCTACCTTATCCCCAAGCACCTTATCAATAAGTGTTTCATTACTTCCAAAGCTGATCGACCGACCACCAGAGGACATTGACTTCACATTGCCGCCCTTTTCGTCACTGGCATGACTGGTCTTGAAATCTATCTGATAGAGCAGATCAGCCAATGCACAGGTGGCTTTCTGGATACGCTCGTCAAATTCTTCCTTGGCAGCATCACCAATATGCCCGTAGGTCAACTGATTCAACTTGTCAGATGCACGATCTTCCCACTTGGGGAAAAGGGATTCCCCGATAGAATCCCCATAATATTTTTCTTTGTAAAAGTCATATGTGGTGTATCCCATCAGAAATCCCCCTTTCTCTTACCCCCTGGTAATAATCTGCGCAATATTAATTGCTCTTGCCGGGAAGTAATCTGGCTTATCAGAAGAGTTGTTCTGTGCAATTTCCCAGTTTGTCCCTGTCTCCAACTGTGCACCGGTCGGAGAGATCACGCCTGTGTTCTTCCACGAAATACCGTATGGAGCAAATACTTTTCTCTGTCTGGTATACAATGTTGTCTCTCCACCGTTCTTCGCCGGATTACGATCCATTTCAGATGCAACCTTTACACCACAGTTGGTATACTCGATTGCTCCGTTGCCAAGAACATAGGTGGTGTATTTTGTATATCCATCCCCCGCACCCTTAGAAGATTCTGCAACTTCCACAGCCGGCATCGTATCGTCAATAAGTACGATCCTGCCGTTTAAGGTAGCAAGCCCCAGATCACGTTCGATACCATCGGCATCTGTATATTTCATGTAATCCAGCAGCTTAAGATTCTCCAGATTTGTAGCGACCACAGAATGCATGATTGCAAGTGAGAAGTTTGCTTTCTTATCTCCCAGTGCTTTCTGCATTGCATTGTTAAGGGTTGTAGGTCCGAAAGTATTTTCTGTTTCTGCAGTAATATCGTAGGTGTGCGCATCTACGAACTTCTTACCCTCTCCGGTACTCATAGAGAACACACCTTTAAGGATGTTAAGAAGCGTATCCTGATCTACATCATCCCAGAACTCTGCAACCTCTCCGGCTGCAGCGGAATAATCATCCCCGGAAATGTCAGATACAAAATCTTTCTCTGTCCATCCCTGTGCCCTGCCGACAACGATACGCCCCATAGTGTAATTGCCGCGCTCTTCTGCTGTAATGTCTGTCTTGCCGTCATAATTTACGGTCTTGCCAGATAAACGCGCCTTGATCAGAGTTGTGATAAAGTTACCACCCTTCTGATCCGGCAAT